TAGAATAGCCCTTACGGATTTCTTCTAAGGTAACGTACTCTGTTTTACCGTCAACGGTTACAGGTACTTTGTATTCCCAATCAATATCATCTTCAGTCGGTAATTCAGCATCTTGGGTAGACGTATCATCCTCATCTGTCTTTTCTTCTTCAGAATCACTTGATTCTTCTTCTTCATCTAGGTCATTTTCAGATTCATCATCGGTCTCTTGCGGGGCTTCTTCTTCTTCCGATGAGTCTTCTGGACTCGGGACGCTGTCGTCTTCTTCTGGTAGAGATTCTTCTTTTTCAGGCAACCCTAGCAGATTAGCTGCTGGTGAGTTGCGAAGAATGTCATCAAGACTCTTTGCTTCCAAGTCTGCACTATAACTTCCGTCATCGAAACTCGCGCTCGAAATTTCCGAGGCAGGAGTGTTGGTAGAGAGTTGTTCTAGGTTCATAATTCTTTTACCTTTGTGTCCAATTATTCAGCTTTAGCAGCTTTAGAAGCTTTTGCTTTAGCCATACGTTCTACGAATTCTTTAGGGTCTTTCTTTTTAAAAGACTCTACTACTTCAATTGCCTTGTTTAGTGTAACAAGGATTGGAGCATAATTCTGCGCACGTCCTACTCCACCGTTCTGCCCACACAAGGCTAACTCGCGGATGATTTCCTCCTGCGCTCTCTCTAGCACAGTCTTTGCCATATCATAATTACTCATTCTCTGTCTTCCCCTTCTTGGGATTGTTTATTAATGTATTGCATATTGTTGCCATACATTTCGATACCGATTAATTTTTCCTTAACACTACCTAACGCCATAGCGGTATGGTAGAGATACTCACGCTCTTTACTGCAATGAGGTTCTGTCTTTAGCCAAGTAACAAAGAGGTCAGCTAAGATCTCTGAGTATGCCTCACCAAAGAACTGTTCACGTTCTTGATTAGCGAATTGTGATTTTCCTAGAGCAATTTGTGCATCACGGAAAGGTTCAACTTTATATTCACCAGTTTCATGATTCATTTTTGGTTTCGTTCTCTTCTGAAACCCATCTTTATATTGATTCATTTCTTTACTTTAGAATATTCACCCGTACCTAATGGCAGAGGGGTGAATCATATTTACATCATAGGTTGCTGTGGTTGTTGCTGTTCCATCATCTCTTGTTGAGGAGCTTCCTCAACTGAGTCAGCATCGATCATTTGTTTAGCAATAGCTAACAACTCCTCAGCGCTAGGTCGTGGGTCAAGTGTAACACCCTTCTCAGCGGCTTGAATAGAAAGCTTAGCCCATTCTTGATAGCTCTTATCCAAAGCAACCATAAGTTGTTTGGTGTTATCTTGCATAGCATTTCTGGATTGTACTCTAGTAAGTTCAACCGTAGCTTCTCTTTGGATAGCATCCAACTCTTTAATCTTTTCTTCAAGCTTACGGGCAGCGTCACCTGCTTGCTGTTCAGCTTGACGAGCTTGCATAGCTTGCTCAACGAACTTAAGATCAGTGTAGTCAACAAGAAAGTCTAATGGATCTAAGTCCATAGCCTCAAGAGTCTTACAAGCGATTTTAGCAGCAGCTTCAGGAGCTACTACACCACCTGCACCAGACTGTTGGAGTGCTGGAATCAACTGTTGACCAACCATAGTCATCTTCTTAATAATATTGCTATTACTATTTTCACCAACATCGATGTCAACATACATTAACATATTGTCAGGTAACATACCAGGATCAATAGATTTAAACATATCGTTTTGATCGTAGTACTTTGCTTCTTTACCCCGAAGTTTAGTACGGAGGGTTTTATACACACCCTCAACTAAGCGCTTAAAGCCTGTCTCAGCAAATCTACGTGCCATAAACTGGATACGTACTTGAGCTGCTGACATAGCTCTCTGCATCTTTTCTTCGGAGTTGCCAGAAACATAAAGAGTGTCATTGAGGCCTTGAGCCGCTTTTGACAAGCCTGTAGCTTGCTCTTTATGTAACTGCAACATCTCTAAAAGAGGTACAGTTCCTGTACTGATAGTATCAGGAGTCATAGATGCTACCGCACCATTAGGATTACCGTTAGTAGCAACAATCTGCTTAGGCTTCATATTTTGAAGCGCAGAAAAATCTACCACGTTAGGATCCGCAAGTTTCGGTGCATAATTAGTTAGGTATACGTTCTCTACGAAACCACGCATAATAGCGGTAGTTGCTAGTGTAGAAGGACGAATCATGTCTGCTACTGACAAACCAAAGAATTCGTGAGGAATCTCGAATGGGCAGAGAGTAGCCAAAGGAACACAGTCACAGTCTTCTTCCAGGAGGATAGTTCCACCTGCAACAATAAAATGTTTTAGTTCCGCAATACCATCACCATCACGGTCAACTCTCAACCAACATTCAATGACAGTTACCTGTCGGTTAGCTTCTGTTGGGAAAAGTTCCCGTGAATTACCCCCCAGCCAGTACTCTTCACCAGCAAGACGTTTCCGAGCAGCTTGCTCTTCGGTGTACTTGGTAGCCCAATCATAGCTACCGTCTCCAATATCGTCCCAGCTGATGTTCTCTGCAATATCAGGGTAAAACTTTCTAATCTCAGACCGAGTCATATCGATCTGAATACCTACAAAATTAGCTTCATCTAAAGACTTAGCGTCTCTAGTGATACGGAACGCTTCAGGATGAACGTTCTCAATCTTAATTCTTGTCTTATTATGTTGCTTCTTAAGGCGAACATCTTTGTATACTAAATTGTATACAGCATTTCCTTCTTCATCAGTACCTAGCTCTTGCTCATAAGTCAAGTTACCAATAATCTCTGTATCAGTATCTGCCAAAAGAATATCTAAGTTCTCTTGACTAATAGAGTCATATTCCTCAAATGTATATTCAAAGTCTTCAATAAAGTCCCAACGGACAATACTATTTTTCCATAACAAAGAAGACTTAACCCATGTATTGAGGATCTCCCAACCAGGGTTCTGTTTGAAGATAGTATAGTTAACTAAATTAGAAGCAATCTTAGCATTATGATAATCCGTAGGTTTAGTACCTGCTGGAATAAATCTGGCTAGCTTATTATTGTTGAACATTAGTTCAGCCAAGATAGCCGTATAGCCTTCAACAGCTTCTACGGTATCTGATGAAACAATTTGAGATACACCTTGTGGGGCTAGGTGTTGAATAGGCATCATACCATATTCGTATGTAGCCTTTTGTCTTTCTCTTGCTAAATCAGCACTATTAAGGAAGTCACCAACAGAGTTCATTACACCCTGCTCGATCATTGCCTTTAACTCTTCATCGCCTACAGGTTCTTTATACCCGATAGTTTCATTTAATGCCATTGTAAACCTTTCAATCAATCAATCAAGCCTACAACGGCTGATATTAGGTGTCACTAGTTCCGTCCAACTGCTAGTGACCAACAGGTAGGACACAAGGGACTATTTTAGTTAGATGTGTCCAACAGGTCTTCCAGATAGATATCTGAAGGAGCGTTAGTAATAAGTGTTTTAACTTGGTTAGACAATAGTACTGCGTCTTCGTATGCAGCAGTTCCTGAAATAATCTTGAGGATTTCACTAGGAATCTCAACATAACTCTTTACTGCAACAATTCTAGTTTGTGCATTCCATGTAAACTTAACAAGATAATAACCATTATCTGTTTTACCTACATATCGGTCTGTAACGTTAGTGTAGTTGCCACTACCACTGTTTTGCCATGTAATTACTGTTCCGGGCATTTAATTCTCCTTATCTGTTATTTCTGATAGGTAGAGTTCTACCCGTACTTTTTTCAATTTTTTCTTTTGGCTGCAAAAGCTTAGGGTTATCCTTTTGCTTTAATACACTCTTAAATTGTTCTTTTTCTTTACCCGTTAGGGGTACATTCATTTGTGCCATATATTCACCATTTAACTTTGTCAGCCCAATATGCTGCTGATAAAGGGCCTTTAGCAATATTCTTAGCGTGCCGTGCCTTAAAGGACTCTCTACGCTTTCTATCTGAGTCTGATTCCCCTGAACTCTTAGGAGATCCAGAGGTACCCTGCTCACCAAATCTAATTGTCTTTACCGTGTCACCACTTTTGGCAACAACAACATGACTCTTAGTAGGATGGCTAGGGGTTCTTTTAGGCTTATTGTAGCCAGATACACCAGCTCTTGTTAATCTTGAATCTTTTTCAGCCATAGTATTTCTCCTTATAGCCAGTTAGTTTCTATCTGTTGAAAGTTGCCCATCTTCTGTGTAAAGGGTACATTATTATTCTTTAATCTATCACCATGTGTTCTAATAACTTCAAGGGCAATAGCTAGAGCAATAACAGTATCGTCATTATGACCAACGATAGCATTAGTTTTTCCTGAGTCATCTGCCACATAATTCATTAGCTCCCCAATAACTAGTCTAGAAGGAATCCAGATATCCTCATTATCGATAGCATTCTTTAAGAATCCAATAATAGCTGGCTTAGATGCTGAGGTAGTCCTCCATCCAATCCTGTTACCTTCTTCTTTAGAAACATTAGCTAACTTAGTCTGATAGTACATATTAACGTACTGCATCTGTGTAAGCCTATTTAATGTAGCAATACCCATAGAGTTAGACTCTACAGCTAAAAGAGCATTATTATAGTACCTACCTAAGTAAAACAAAAGATCACCAAACTTAGAGGGATCTATCATATTGTTTCTATATACAGCACATACTTCTCTATCTGCATTCATAACAACTGCAGCAGAAGAATCTTTACCTACTCCTAAAGATACATCAGCACCAATAGTAAAGGAATCTCCAAACATAGGATACTTAAAGATCTCTATTGATCCCCTATCCTTATCTTCCATCATATTAGACTCGAAGTTAAACTCCTTAGAAGCTAATATAGGTTGGGGTACTAGAGCAGCTAGCTTCTCAATATTAAATACGTTAGCCCCTGAAACAATAAATGCTTCATCAGCTGTAGCGGGGTACTCCTGACGGAATTTATCCTCACCACCCTCAGCTATCTTTAGTCTCCTCCAGTAAAGTTGATCATCATCTAACTTAAACCTAGTAACTAATATCTCTTCTTTATCGGTTCTTTCAAAGCCCTCTGGGGCTTCTCTACGGTATTCTTCCATAAGAAACCAAGGAACAAAAATAGGAATATACTCATTCTCTCCTTTAACGGCACCCTGCCATAACCTATGAAAGGCATTCCCTACTCCATTAGCAGTACTCTCTAGAATTACTTCTGTACCTTTAGCTTGTGAAATACCTTGGAACATACCCGCGAGAATCTTCTCATCGTGAGTCCAGAAAGCCACCTCAGAAAGATGCGCAATAGTCGGTGTAGTTCCTCGGCCTGCCTCCGGCGAGCCAGCTGTATATAATCTGTAACCTGAATCGTTGTGTTCAAACATGATCTCCTTAGCATTAGACTTCTTGAACTTAGGTTTAAACTGCTCAGGCATATTATCGATAGTATTCCTCGACATGCTAAACAAAGCATCCGAGGTAGCTGTATCATGAGCCATAACAACTGACTTGTTATAGGCATTAAAATAACTCTTCCAGAAGACTCTACCAGTAGCATAGGTACTTAAACCCATCTGCCGTGCCTTCAATATAATCGCTCTAACTCTACCAGTTTCTTTCAACTGTTTCTCAATTTGTTCATTGACAATACTTTGAGCACTATTAAACGTAAATGGCTGAAAGCCCTGCGAAGAATCTTTAGGTAAGATCTTAATCTGTTCTTTAGCAAATAACTCAAAGTTATCCTTGTATTCAGCTAGCTTTTCTCTTCTCTTGAGTTCTCTCAGCGCTTCTAGCTTCTCTTTATTATTCATTACTTGTGTCCTATAAAATACATAAAATGTATATTTCCTATTAGGAACCGACTAATAACTCTTATTACATTTCTAAAAGTAATATTTTGTATTAGGTTTTGGGTAACCCCTAGGATTTTTTGGGGGAGGGTTTTTGGGGGAATGTTTGGGGGGTACCTCTCTCTGTGTCAAAGAATCAGGGTGTTGGTTTGGGTTCGCCCCTTCCTCGTTCGTGTCCCCCCTCTTCTGGTGGGTCGCTCTCCTGCGTGTTGCCGTCTTGCCCTGCGGTCCCGCGCTTCTTCTTCCTCTGTGGCTTCTGGAGTTCGTTGTGTCTCTCTCTTCTTTTGTTTCTTCTCTTCCCGTCCTTGGTGCTGCTTCCTCTGTCGCTGCTCCTCGTCCTTCCTCGCTGTTGGCTTCCGTTCCTCGTGCTCGGTGGTCTGCTCCCGTGTCGGTTGTGGCTGTGTCGGTGTCTGGTGTGGACTCGGTCTCTGTGGTCTGCTCGGACGGTCGTGTCCGTGTTTGTCGTCCTTCGTACGCCTCTCGTGCCTTGGGTCGTTCGGTCTCGGTGGACCTTGTGTTCTCTCGTCTGTCGGCTCGTGTTGGGTCGTCTGTTCGCTTCTGTGCTGCGTTCGGTTACTCGCCTGATACCTGGTTCGTTGGTGTTGAAGCTGCTTAACTCTTTTTCTTTCTTGGAGGTTCCTATGTCTTTCTTCTTTCGCTTCTTCGGTCTTCTTGGCTTGCTCTCTATCGGGCTTGCTTTCCTTGGTGCGTTGTTTATGTTCCCGCCTGTGGAGTGCTTGTTGCTCCTCGTCTGTGGTGGGTTGTTAACCTTCGCTTGTTCTTTCGGTCTTAACTCTCTGGAGATGTAAAATGAAACGCTTTAACACTGTTAACCTTCTTGTTCGTAAACGCGTTGACATCCGTGATGGTGTAATGGTCTCACATCCTTGTGGGTCTTATGCGCCTGTCTCTTACCTTCGGTCTCGTCCTAAGCTCTCTCGGGCTGTTGCTGGTGATCTCCAGCAAGACGCTTCTTTCTCTGGTGACTTTGAATCTGAGATTCTTGATATGGCTCTTCGTGGCTGTGATATTCCTAACTCTGTGTACAGGCACTTAAAGTGGTGGCGGTCTAAGGGCTGTCCTCACTGGATGTCTGGTCGTGAACCTTCTGCTCCTCTTGTTGCTTGGTGGGATACTTACTCTTGGGTGTTCCTTCCTACCTTGAGCAGAAAGAAAAGCTCCGATTCAGACGCTGAGTACCGTGATGCTGTTGCTTATTACCGCGACATTGCCTTCCATAACCTTGCTGAGGCTAGGAGGCTCACTCGTGAGCAGTATGACTATTCTATTGACGCACCTTTCTAAGGAAATTACTATGACAAACGGACTTGACACTATTCACCAAGACATTACGACCTTGACCCTTCATGGGTACGACCAAGACGTTGTTGATCGTCTTCAGGGATGTGACCTTCTAATTGCTTGGAGGGTTTCTTGTGACACTTTACAGGAGAGCGTTGACTACGCAATAGAGTCTTACACTGTTGACAATCCTCTTGTCACCGAGATGGCTCTGCAAAAGCTGCTTAATGCTGCTAGGATTAATTGTGAACTCTCTAGGTTCTTGGATGACGATGACCCTGGTATGCGTAATGCCACAATGGACCAGATCAATGAGGGTTTGAATAACTACTACGGTAAGCCGTAACAGTACTGCCCATAGGTCTCTACGGAGACCCTTGGAGAGCGCTGTGCTCGTCCCGTTCCTCAGGGGTTTCTGGGGTTAGGAGTTGTCAAATGACAAACAAAAACTGGTGTGTGTGGTCTTGTGCCAATGGTCGTGAAGATGAGCTGTACGCTTCGGGCCTGTCTGAAGCTGACGCAGAGTTGGTTGCCACCGAGTGTAACATCGTTGCGGATGAGCTTGGTGAGCTTGTGGAGTTCCGTCCTGCTCCTGAACTCTAAAGAGAGCTTTCCTAGTTGCATCCTTCAGGGTGCTTCTAAGAGGGTTTTCCTCTACACCGTTCCTATGCGGATCATAGGCTGTCATTACTCAAGGAGATTACAATGACAACGGCTACTCTCAATCTTACCTCTGCTTTTACCTCTGCTTTCTCCTCTGCTGAGAACGCTCGACTAAGCAAGCTCTTCAGTTTGCCAGATGTTTCTGTGTCTGAACCAGTGACAATCAAGATCATCTTAAATCAAGGTGATCGTGTTGTTGCTATCTGTTCTGACTTTAGAACTAGGGCTGTTGTAACAAAGACGGTAAACAAAACTTTTAACACAACATTAACTACTAGCGATATATACAATCGCCTTGCTAAAAGGGTTAATCAAGAGGTAGTGTTCTTTGCTACTAGTGTTAATGGTCGCAAATACACAACTGACTCATACTTTGTTGGCTTGATTGCTATTTAAGGAGATAACCATGTACTTCATCTACCATCGCTTGACACAAGTCTTAGTGGCGAAGACCACAAACCCAGCCATTCTCAACGAATACTCGCCTGAGAATTACCAAGTAATCATCTACTAAGGAGAATACAGATGAAACCACAACTCAAGTACATCTCAGGTAATCTCTACCTGATTTTCCCTTACGCTTCTGACGCAGATACCTGGGACTTCTGGGTAGGTACTGTATTACGCAGGAAGCGTATCAGTTTCGTTAACTACATGAACAGCTATAAGCTTATCTAAGGAGAATTGACATGTATATGCTGCTAACACCACTAAATGAGGACAACGTAGGCACCTCGATTGAAGAAATCATTGAATCTCTCGCAGAATTTAGCTGTGAGGCAGTGCTTTCTGTAGATCATGCAGGAGTTCATAATGTATTTGCTACTGCAAAAGACCTAACTACCATCGAAAATCTCTGTAACACAGTAGATTTAGAGGGTTGTGTGGTAAATTACAACGAAGTGTATGACCAAGAGGAGAAAGTACTATGAATACCAAACAAACCTCAGCAATTCTCGATGCATATCTCGATTTAATTGGTGCATTTGAGGATACCTATGGACAACCTCATGACTGGACAGGTCATTTGCTAACAATAAAGAAGATGAGTGAGGTATTTAAAGAAGAACTTAGGGAAGCTGACCTAGATATCGACTACTTTGATGATGTTATCAGGGGAAATGTTAAGCGATACAGAAGCCAAGAGTTGGCTCAAGAGGACATTTTAAGTAATTAACATAGTACCTATATAGGTATACCCACAAAAGCCTCGTCTAGGTACCTTTCTGCTGCTCTCTGAGTATATTTCTCAGGGTATCGTAGCTGAGAATGTAGCTAGAAGACGGTTTTTGGGGTAAATCTTGTGCGGGTATCAAAAGTTAAACAAAGAAAGTAATATATGACTACAAAAACTCTCAAAGAACAGTTCACCTCAGAACTATTCGCCACCGACAAATCCCTAAACAACTCTTACTGGAAACATGTAAAGAACCTCGACACACCAAATATTGTAACATTCCACATATTCCTCAACACACTCTTTAAAGAACTCGATAAGGAAAAGCTATATGACTAAAGAAGAACGAATACAAGAGCTACTTAGCGACACTACCCTGTATTGTTGCTATTGTGGTACTCAGAAACATTCCTTCCAATGTTGTGGTGAAGTACACTACCAAACGTTCTACGGAA